AGCGTCGTTGGTCCCGATGGTCAGCGTTGCCCCGGTGGTGTTGCCGCCGTTGATAATGCAAGCGGCCCAGCCCCACTGGCCAGAGCCGTCCGTCTGGAGGCATTGGCCGCTGGTGCCGTCGGCGGTTGGGAGCGTGTAGGTCACATCGGCGACGAGGGTGCCGGCGGCCACCTTGAGCCAGTTCTGTCCGCCTGAACGCGGTTCCTGTAGCCAGAGTTGGCCAGCCAGCGAGCCGGACGACTGGGATACTTTGTACGGCGTGGTGGCCTGCCCAAAGGCGGCGAGCGTGGCGAGAATGAGGAGTAATTGGCGCATTATGCTTGGTTGTTGGTCGAGGGCCCGCTGAACCACCACAGGCCGTCACCGCGGCCTACGAACGGAAAACAGAACGTGATACCAGCGGCGGCTGGAATAAGTGAGTTTGGGACGGTGGCGAACCAGTCGGCGTGAAATGAGATCGTGTACGGAGAGGCCCCAGTTGTGCCAAAGACGTACATCGTTGCCCCAGTCGTCGCCGCTACCGTTGGAGTAACCGTCGTATTTGCCGCCAGTGTGCCGATTTCATGTAGATACACCCCGGCGCCGCTGGATCGCGTCACTGCTGCCCCGTTGCCGGATATCGAGCCGCTGCCGCCTGTGCCCCTGAGGATGTCCGTGTAGGTCCGCAGAATCGGCCCCTTGACGGCTTCGATCCGCCCGCGCCACTGGTAATCGGCGGTATCGACCGCGCCCTCCATGTGGGTGAGATTGACCGAGCGCACGAGAAAATTACCCGTCGTCCCGTACCCCGCGCGCGTGAATGACAGCACGTCGCCCGGGCGAACCGTGAGAATGTCCGGTTCCTTGAAATCGTTTGTTTCGGCGTTCAAAACCCACGTCAGTTCCTTATGCGCGTCCAGGTAGGCTTGCGCGGCTGTGGTGGCGTCGGAACGGGTAAGCTGGCCTTCTATCTCGATCAGCTTGTGATAGATGCCGCTGCTGCCCTCTGCCGTCGCGCGTGCGCTAATCTCGCCCGTATCGGAAACGCCAACATAGATTAGATCGATGCCCACGTAAGTGACTTCGAGAGCCACAGCCAGCGCCAGCGCGGTATCGCCGTCGTCCTGCCGAATTTCAGCGCTTCCGGCCTGCCAATACCAATCTTTTCCGGTGTCCACACCCAGCACGCCAACAGTCGCATCCACGCTCGCAACGCGCACGGTAGGCGCTTGCGCAATAGGGTAATCAACGCTAAATGATTTGGTAGTGCCGTCACCCGCAAAGGCTTGCATTTCCGGGTCACGTAGGGATTGCCCCACGCGCGCCGTAACCGTGTTGCAGTAGTCCTCGCGCGTGGCGCGCACGCTGATGCTAGTTACGTTGGTCCCGTCGGTAATGGCAAACGGCGCATCCGGCGAGGCCGACGGCGTGAAGAAGTGCAGCCGGTTGAGTTCGTCCACATACCAGCGCATCCCGGCTATTTCGGCCAGCGCATCAAAGGCTTCCTTGACGGTCGAGTAGTCCACCGCAAACCGGTCAAGCGTTGGCCCGGTTTCCACCAGCGAAACGTCCGTCAGGTCGCCCGTGAGCGAGTTGGATACGATATCGGAGACGATGTACAGCACCGTCTTTCCGGTCCACTCGTACAGCCCGGCCAGCCGCCGCGTGGTGGCGTGGTTTAGGTCGGTGGCGGTGATCCGGCACTCATTGGCCGCGGTATGATCCCGGCGCGTGGTTGTGACTTCCTGCGCCGTGCCGAAAAACTGTACGTCGGACGCTTGGTCCTGGATTTCCACGATGTTGCCGACGGCAGGCACAACTGAACCCGTCGCGTCGGTGGTGGTCACTTCGCACGTCGCCGGTTCCCCGAGCGTTCGGGTGAGAGAGATAGACGCGGGGGCCGTTACGCTGTTGCGCAGCGTGGAGGCGATTAAAACCGAGATACCCACCTAGATACCCCGAGCCTTCAAAAACCGCGCCAGGCGGTCGGCAAAGTCGCCCATCTGAGCGTCTGACATGAGGTAGGCCCCGGCCATGGACACATTGACCGTTCCACCGCCACCGCCGAACCCGCCGGCGGTTTCCATGCGGATTAGGGACTCCCAAATCGACTTAGCGTATGGCCAAAACTCGTTTGCCTTATTCAGCATGTTGAGGAGGTGGATTTGGGAGTAGCGGACTTCGTGCTCGATGAGGTCGAGCGATTTGTTCATGCCGGCCATCTGGAAATTGCCGACAATGCCTGAAATCAGCGAGCCCACAGCGGCGATTCCCGTAACGGCACCCATGATGCCGCTGGCTGCGCCGCCAATGGCCGATGCCGCGCCTTTACCGCCGCCGCTGACGGCCCCGCCAAGGTCACCCATGCCGCCCGATACGGACTTAACGACGCCCGTGCCGCCGCCGAAGACAGTCCCGAATATCCCGCCAACGTCGAGCAGCTTTTTCGATAGCTTTGTCAGCGCGCCTTCGATCAGTTCGCGCGTGATGGCCTGCCCTGCCTGCTTGGCAACTTTCTGCATCATGTCGCCGAACTTGCCGCCCTCGAAGATGATTCCGGCGATGCCGCGGGAGAGGTCGGTGACAATGGTGGAGACTTGCTGGAGGGCCTTGGTTTGGACTTTGCCGCTGATGGTAGCCGCGCGCCCGGTCCCTTCGATGGCTTCCTTAAGCTTTTTCTCGGCTTCGATGACCATATTGCCAGATACATTGGAATCGCCGCGCCTATTCGCCTCGCGCAAAATATCGGCGTTGCGTTGAAGCTCGGCGATGCGCTTAGCGCGCGCCGATTCCGTCTCGATTCCAAGTTGCTTCGCTGCGTCGCCTGTGCTCCAGGTGGTTGGCAGCGTGGGGAATCCGAGCGGAGTGGCCGCGCCCATAGCGCGCACATTGTCATTGGCGACGAGTTTTTCTTGCTCAGCAATAGCCCTTTTCAGCGAGTCGGCGTATTCGCTTGAGCGGCGCGCCAGTCCCTCGAAGGCGCTGGAATTTAGCTCCAGTTTTTTGCCCAGCCCGTCGCTTGCATGGATAAAATCAAACACCGCGTCTTTGGCAAGTCCAACGCCGGCCTTTACCCGCTCCAATCCTTCCACGTACACCAGAGAACCTTTAGAAATCACGGAAAACGCAACTTCTCCGTAACCTTTCGAGAAATCCATTACGGCTGTGCGCGCGGCAATGCTGGACACTTTAATCGTGTTTGATGCCTTCTCGACCGTAGCGCCTAGTTTTTTAACTTCGGTCGTTGCCTTCCCCGCGTACTGCGCCATGATCTGAAACGTCGAAGGCACGCCCGCAAGCCCGCCCGCCGTCGAAATAAGTGCGCGCAGAGATGTTTCCATTTCACGCGATCTACCGGTCACGGCAGTAAACGCGGCGTTATTCAGGTTGCTCGGGTCGAGTTCCTTTTTGATGTCGCCGAAATCGCGCACCGCAGATGTCGTGATAACGGAAATCGGAATCAGGATAGGGTGGGCGCGCGCATATGCCGCCGCGCTGGCGATCACGCCGCCCAGCTTGCCTAGATTGCCTAGCAGTGTGGCCACAGGGCCTGCCGCCAACGTCAACGCGCCGACGGCCAGCGCGACATCCTTGATCGGCCCCGGCAGCGCCAAGAATGCGTCAACGCCAT